GTGGTTTCAAAGTAGAAGTCCACCAGTGCAGTGCGCCGAGGCGGTGCCGTCTTGTTCTTGATCGTCGTCGCCTTGATGGTCTGGCCGATGGGCTGCTTGCTCTTCAAGATCCACTCGTCGCGAGTGACCTCGACCCTGGTCATGTAGGTGTAGTTCTTGCCCTTGCCGCCCGGTGTCGTGCGTGGGTCACCGTGCTGGACGATGCGCTCTCGCCACTGGTTGACGACCAGCATCAGGATGTTGCGATCCGGCTCGGTCATCGAACGCTTGGTGGACGACAGCAGCTTGCGCATGAACTTGTTGGTCAGCAGCGCACCGCGACCGACCGTCATCTCCATGATCGACTTGGTGTCCTCTTCCATGGGCATCAGCGCCGGGAGGGAGTCGATCACGCAGGCGTCAGCGGCACGCTTGCTCAGCACCCTGTCACACGCCTCGTACGCCTCTTCCATGATGTTGCTCATCACGAACGTGAGCCTGCTGACATCGACACCGAGGACCTGTGCCCAGGACATGTCGAAGTCCTCGGCTGCGACCCACAGAGTGTGATACTCAGGGTCGAGCGCTTGGTTGGCAGCGATGGTCTTCAGTGCCAGCGTTGTCTTACCCATCGACTCCAGGCCGATGATCTCGTTGACACCGTTGACCGGCCAGCCACCACCGAGCATCAAGTCGAAGGCCAGTGCCCCGGTGGTGGCTCTCTGGTAGGTCCGGTGCAGCAGTTCGGAACCCTTGATCAGTGTGTCCGACTTCGTCTCCTTGTTGATGTCAGCAATCAGGACGTCAATGGCGGAAGGAGGCATCTGCAAATGGTATCAAACCCTTGACGCGCTGAAAGAAGGACGCCTGATACCTGGGTTAGGTACTGGCACCCCAGGTCGCAGCTTCGCCCTGTTCAAACAGACCGTTGTATCCGCAGTTGTAGCAGTGCGGTGCCGGAGGTGGTCCCCTTCGCGCACCCTCACTGCGTGAGTAGTACTGGTTGCCCCCGCACTCGGGGCATGGCTGAGCGTCAACACGATGGGCCTTGCCGCCACGCCACTCCTTCATCGCATCCCACAGGTTGGCGATGGTCACCGGCTCTGGTTGCTGCGGCTGTTGGTACTGCTGGGGCTGTTGCTGCACGTACTGCTGACCGACCCACTGCTGTTGCGGGGGCTGCTGGTACTGCGACGGCTGTTGGTACTGCGGTTGCTGACGCTGTTGCGGGGCCTGTACGCCCCGAGCCTGCGCCATCTTGCGCTGGTACCAACCGGTGTTGTCACTCACTCATGATCCCTTTGACGTCGGCCAAGAAGACAAGCATCGTTCCCGAGAGCGCCGTGTGCAACTCGGATGCCGAGGTTGCCATCGGCATGATCTCGATGAACAAGGTGGCGTACTCGTCGGCAAGCGCGACGATCTGCTCACGAACCTCATCATGCACAAGCGTGTCCATAGAAGGTGATGGTAACACAGCGTCCAGTTGATCACGCCGCTTTCCTCTTCGCATCGCTCCACGAATTCCCTGTCGCTGCCGAGGCAACCAACGGTATCTCTCCAAGTATGGACTTCCCCGTCCGCGGGTCCGTTACACCTCCCATAGTCGCAGCCACCAATCTCATCACAACATCGGCGTCTTCCTCGGGGGCCTGCACCACGATCTCGTCGTGTACCTGGGCCAACATGGCTGCGTTCTTGGGCAGGACCTGGTCGAGATCCAGCATGGCCAGCTTGGTGATGTTGCTGGCGAAGCCCTGGACGATGGCGTTGATCGCCTGGCGCTCGGCCTTGTGACGACGCCACACCAGGCTCTTGCCACTGACCGGGTCCCTGTCGTAGTCCATGATGAACAGGTCGGGAAGCCGACGCTTGCGACCGTTGGGTGGGATCTCCACGTATGGCGGGTACATGTCAGGGTTCTTGCGGTCGCCGTTCTTGCGTGCCTTCTGTAGCTCGCGAGCCTTCCAGCGCTCCAGCAGTTGGAACTCTTCGTAGTAGCCCTCAATCATGATCTCGGCGTGCTCGACGGAGCAGCCAGCCACCGCTGCGATCTTGTCGGGGCCAGCGCCGTAGAGGGTGGCGAAGTTCTGGGTCTTACCGACGTGGCGCATGTCGGCAGTGACCTCTTCCAAGAGGCAACCGAACATGGCTGCTGCCGCTCGGCGGTGGATGTCCTCACCGTTCTTGAAGACTTCGATCATGTTCGGGTCCTTGGCGAGGTACCCGGCGCAGCGCAACTCCACCTGGTCGTAGTCAGCGACAACCAGGACGTGTCCTGGGGCCGGGACGAACAGGTCACGGATCGATTCCCGACCCTCCATCTCGCGTGGCAGCTGCTGCAGGTTGGGTGTCGTCGCAGACAGTCGTCCGGTGACGGTGCCGTGCTGCTTGTAGCCGGTGTGGACCTTGAGCACGCCGCCATCGACCTTGGCGAAGCGGTACAACCCTGTCGGTGGCCGGTCGTCCTCATCCTTTGCAGTGGGATCGGGAGGGTGGCCGATGAAGGTGCCGCGCAGCTTCTCCAACTCGGACCACTGCTTGAACAGTTCAGCGATCTTGACACCGCGCTCGGCGTAGAAGTCGAGCACCGTCTGCGTCACCGAGGGCACGCCCTGCTTCTTGGTGCGGCTCCACACTCGCAGCTTCTGTGATACCAGCGGACGCTTGGCGTCTCCAAGAGGCGCACCCTCACCGCTCCACTCCCCGAACAACACCCAGCGCTTGAGATCCAGGTTGCTCATGCTGAACGAGTCGTCTGCGATCTCGTAGATCTCTGCCTCGACCTCTGCGATCTGATCGTTGAGCGAGGTACGAACCTTCTCCACCTTGTCCAGGGACACCGGGAAGCCGTGCTGCTCCATCTTCATGATCACTGCGTAGACAGTCATCTCAAAGTCGTAGACCTGCTGCACACCTCGGCGCTCCAGCAGTGGGTGCAGCCGGTTGAAGTACTGCCAGCAGTATCTCAAGTCCTTAGCGAGGTATCGGGCAACCTCGTCCATTCCAAACCGCTCTATGCCTGCCTTGCCGAGGTTGGGATAGAACGCCTTGCGCTTGGCAGGGTGGATGCCGAACCAATCACAGATCAGTTCCTTCAGGCCGTAGTCGTTGAGGTCTTCGACCAGTGTGTGCTTGACCAGGATCGTGTCGTGGTACGGACCCGGTGGTATCTCACCGTCGTAGTACTTGGCCACAGACTGCAGGTCGAACTTGACACTGTGCCCGAGGATGCCACGGTCACTGAACATCAGCGGCTCCAGCATCTCCATCACCTGGTGCGGGTACAGCTGCTTGGGCGACGGTGCGTACGTGGCATCGACCGTGTGCTCAATCATCTTCCACGATGGCTTGCCGGTCTTGGGAGTCAGCCGTCGCTCGTCGCCCTCGGGGTAGAACAGGCACGCTGCCGTCTTCTCCTTGTGCTCGGCGCGTATCGTGAACCCCTTGGGGTGGCCGGTGGGTATCAGGTAGTTCTTCGCAGGCCCGCCGAGGCCCACCCACAGCAGGTTGTTGTTGCGAGCATCCAGACTGTCCGTCTCTATGTCGAAGACGAAGATCGGTTGCTCCAGCAACTCGGTGACTGCTTCTTTGACCTCACCTGCGGTCAGTATCACATGAGGAGTGCGCCGGAAGAGTCGTTCCCCCGAGTGGTCTTCCGGCGCACCCACACCCATCAGGTGTACTCGTCAGCGATCTCCGCTGCGATCTCTTGCATGGTCTTGCTCGTCGGGACATCGATGATGTCGGCGTCGTACTTCTCCAGGGCGTCGAAGTCTTCCTTCGGCGGCGGCGTGATGTCGTAGTCCTCTTCCAAGGCGCTCGGCTTGACCGGGGTGACGTTGTGGTTGACGCTCCCCTTCGTGCCGGTGCGGCTGACGAGGAAGTAGCCCCGAGTCAGTGGGGCAATCTTCGGATCGTTGGCGTAGCCCTTCAAGATGTTGTAGATCTTCGGGCCGACGTCCCACGACTTCAGTGACACAACACTGTCGTCACCGACGATGGCGATGTTGAACGCAGCGACTGCCTGCGCACGGTCACCGGCCTCGCACAGCGGGCACTCCTTCTTGAAGGAACGCAGGCATGTGTACGAGCGTGTGATCTTCTTGCGGTCGGGACCCATCCGCTCGACCCAGTGGCGGCGATAGCTGACGTACGGCTCGTCATCCAAGAACTTGATGACCATCGCCTTCTCTTCGGGCTTGAACGCCTGGGCGAACGATGACGTCGAGTCCATCGTCTCTTGTGCCCCGGTGAACCCAGCGCGGAGGAAGTCGCTCGGCTTGATGGCCGGTGCCCCCTTCTTGCGGGCGGCTGATGACTCAGCGACGTCGTCCTCATCGTCCTTCGCTGTTGCGGCGACGGGACGGACTGCTCTCTTCTTCGGTGCAGGCATAGTGTGTGCGTGTCTCCTGTGTAGCGTTGCAGTGTGGTGTTGTGTTACTTGCTGGTGAGGTCATGGAACATCTTGGCGACCTCCTTGGCGAAGGCTGGCGTCGGTGGTTTCTTGTTCAGAATCACCTTGTGCTTCCTCGCCAGGGCGAGGATACCCTCCACCTGTTCCCTTGTCCAGAGACGCTTGCCCTTGTCTGATCGACCCCCCGCTACGGGCTTGCGCGTACGTGGTGAACGGTAGGGGGATCTGGGGAGCAGCCCCTTGTCCTCCCATGCACGAATGCTCTGGACCGAGTAGTCCAGAGCCTTGGCGAGGTGACCGATGATGAAGAACTCACGCTTCTCACCGTTGACCAGATAGTGGAGGGGCTTGTCGTCCCAGATGTTGACTTCAGTCGATGCTTGTTCCGGCTGACGATTCTTTGGCTTCCTCCGTCCTGGGTAGTCCAGGTCCGCGAATTCCTCCAGGTCGCTCATTGGTATCTCCTTGCAGTAGGGGCAGGCCAGTAGTTGTGTCAACACGGACACGCATGCCGAGGATGGTTCGGCCTCGGCAGAAGGCGCACGTCTCGACCTGAGGGAAGAGAGATACTGTCGGTCGCCCCCTGACCACCGTGCCGACGACGTTGTCGTGTATCCAACACGCCTCACAGATGGGCAGGGAGGCGATGGTCACGACAGGAACTTCTCCAGGGCGGAGCGGATCTCCAGCATCTCGGCCACCTTCTTGGTCGGCACTGCATGTGGCCAGCGCAACTCGACCAACGTGCTCATGATGCCGTCCACGGTCAGGGGTTCGTTGGCAGCGCTCGGCTCTACCGGTGGTGGTGGGATGACAACCTCGGCCTTGGGCTTGCTGTTGGTGCCCTTCTTGCGGTTCTTGAACTCGCGCACCCGACCGATGTGGTGCTGCTTCAGCAGGTGACCCTGCAAGTACGTGTCCTTCACCAACTTGCCGCACTCGGGGCACGGCACCTTGTCGGCATCCGGCGGCGGAGGGGGCGGCGGCGATGGGTTCTCGTCATACCCCGGTATCGATCCCTCGGCACGATCAAGCTCACCGAGCACCATCTGGTTCGACGGTGAGAGTTGTCGTGTGAGCGGTGAATCAGTCATGGTCATTTGTTCCTCTTCCTCAGGTTGAGTAGCAACAACCGGAACTCACTGCGCGTTGGGGTGTAACCACCCTTGCCGTAGAGGTAGCCGTCAGGCCGTGTGTAGTGCCGTGCGATCAGTTCCCCGGTGTGCGAGGCCACTGTGTCCCGGCGCTCCATCCCGCAACGCTCACAGCGCAACGTGAGGGGCACTCCGAACTCGCTCTTCCAGTTGCTGTCGTAGTCGAACCACGAATGGCCGAGTGTGCGACAGCGGACGAACGGCTCACGGTTGGGATCTGCGTACGGCAAGCTCACTGATGCTCCTATTGATGCCACGATGCTGCACCCTCAGGCGGATGCAGTGATCAGGAGAGTAGCACAGACTAGTAACTAGTCCAGTATGAACTCTTCCAAGCGCTTGCGTGTGCCTGCCTCTTGGTCGGGGCCAGCCACGCGCTTGTTGTGCCACACCGTCCAAGCGGTTACTCGACCTGCCTTGTCGAAGCCGACGTGAATCTCTTCGCGCACCGTGCTCGCGGTGCCGGGGAGCCAGCGGAAGTAGCGCATCGCATAGTGCGTTGACTCACCGAGCGCCATCCAGTCGTTCTTCACCAGAAGCTGTTCAATGTCGAGACGTGTGCTCACAGCTTCTCTTTCGCCCACTTCGACAGGGCCTCTTCCAGTGCCGTCTCCAGC